GCCAAAGAGGCTCTGATGGTTCTGTCTGATGACCAAATTAATGAAATAAGAAAAAGATTAGACAAGGGTGGATTGAAAAATGATAAACCTAAGCGAATTAGTAGAGGTAACTCTACCAGAACCCGATAATTTCCTCAAAGTCAAAGAGACGCTATCCCGTATCGGTATAGCATCAAAAAAAGACAAAACACTATATCAATCTTGTCACATACTCCACAAACAAGGTAAATATTACATACTACATTTTAAACAATTATTTTTATTAGATGGTAAGAAATCAGATTTTTCTATTGACGATAAGGCCAGATTAAATACAATAGCCAATCTACTTGATGAATGGGGTCTGGTTAAATTGACTGATGAAAAGAAAAGTGCCGATCCCGTAGCGCCTCTAAGTCAAATTAAAGTTTTACCATATAAAGAAAAAAATGAATGGACCCTGGTGACTAAGTATAGTATTGGTAAAAAAACTTAATCCGAGGAGTTATAATATGAGAAATTTACCTATGTGGTTAGAAAGATTTATTGATAGATATACCGCTTGGTTTAGGAAAGATTCCAGGCTTGTTATTAGAAATGGTCAGGATATTATAGACAATAATCTATTTTATAGTATCCATATGGCCACACCAAATCCTCAAACCAAATCTTCATTTGTAATCGACAAAGATACAAATGTAACTAATTTCCCAGAACTTACCGGAAATAATGATGTTGATATTAGTCTGGATTGGATACAAGATATCGTCAATGGCATAACCAGTTGGGTTAGTATGGATGTTTATTCACGCTGCCAACAAGTTACTGATCGTGGTGATAATCTTGGTGATGCTATATTGGTATCTGTGTATAATCCTACTGTAGGTTGCCCATACTGTATTATTCAAACTAGCGGTGGGTTTTATTGGAGTCAATCTCTTGATGAAAATAAATCTATTGGCGTGCTGATGGGAGACGGCCGCTGTTTCACTGTCACAAGAGACGGCGATAGCGATGTAAAAGAATGGAAAGTTGATATATAATGGAGTTATATAATGGAAACCTTGAAGTTTTATAAGACACATCCTGAAACATATTCACCTATCTTTGCTACAAAGCAGTCGGCCTGTTTTGATATTTGCTTTTCTTCTGCTGGTAAGTCTGAGTATAAAGGCTTTAGTGGCCAGAACGCACCAATCACCAGATATTTCCGGGACACAAGAGGGTTTGTCATCATGCCTGGTGATCGAATGATGGTGCCAACTGGGCTTATTTTGGATATTCCAGAAGGTTATTCCGTGCGTGTCCATGCCCGCTCTGGTCTGTCGCTCAAGCAAGGCCTTGTATTAGTCAATGCTGAAGGTATTATCGATTCCGATTATGTAGAAGAACTATTTGTTCTAATGACAAACATTTCAGATAATCCAATCAGCATTAATAATGGTGATCGTATAGCACAGGGTGAATTGGTTAAGGTTGAACAGTATGTTCTGGAAGAAACAAGTGATAAACCAGCAACCAAGACTGATCGTAATGGCGGAATGGGCTCAACTGGCGTAAAATCTACTTGACATTTCTGACCGGATTTGTTATAAATACCACCGTCGGGATAAGGTATTAGCGTACCCGACACCGATAAGTTCCTGCCTAATGGAGGAACTTTAACATCAACACTCGCTTAACAAGGAGTTAAACATGACACTAACTAACCTACCTTTCTTCGATCCAAATACTTTTCCTAACTTCGCCAAGTCTACTGTTGGATTTGACTCAATCTTCAAGCGTCTGAACGAGCTTGCTGATGGTCTTCCCAAGATTCCAACTTATCCTCCTTACAATATCCGTAAGGTTGAGGATAACAAGTATGTTATCGAAATGGCCGTCGCTGGTTTCGGTAAGCAAGACTTGGAACTTGAACTACAGGAAGGTGTCCTTACAATCAAGGGTTCAACATCAACCGATACCGATGGTGAAGAGTTTGTCTTCAAGGGTATCGCGGATCGGGCCTTTACTCGTAAGTTCACTCTTGCTGACACCGTTGAGGTCAAGAATGCCGACCTAATCAATGGTATGCTCAAGATTTGGCTTGAACGCTTCATTCCTGAAGAGAAGAAGGCCAAGAAGATCGATATCAACGATAAAGAAACTTCTAAGAAGCAATTCCTTAGAGATTGATACCAGAAGAAAGGTGGCGGCTAATACCGCCACCTCCCACTTTCAACCTATAAGGAGAAGCAACATGAAGTTTTTTAAAGCACTAATCGATATTTTTACTTCCTGGAAGTCCTATAATCGTTCTATGCGAGAACTAAACAAGATGACCGATATTGAACTCAGAGACATGGGACTATCTCGTGGTGATATTCATAGAGTGGCTGCTACCAGATCATTTTAAAAGTTTGCTATATAGTGGTGTAGTTTTATATAATGGAGATACATTATGTTTAAGTTGAATATTATTGATGAATCAAAGCCTGCATCACACCTAAATCTTGACTATCTTTCAAAATTCGGTAATGGCAAAGTCTTTATTGAAACCGGCACTTATAAGGGCGACACCGTTAAGTTGGCCTTAAGTGCCGGTTTCGAGTTTATCCATTCGATTGAACTTGACACCGAACTATATGATAAAGCCTTTGAAATGTTCAAGGATGAAGATCGTGTCAAGATTTGGTATGGTGATTCCATTGACTGCCTCAAAGAAATACTCAAGAGAATTGATGAGCCAGCCACATTCTGGCTTGATGCTCATGCCTCGGGTGATTTGAGAGGAGGCCGCTCTGGTGGTTCTCCCGTTGTTGATGAACTTAATATTATCAAGGCTCATAACATTAAGACCCACACAATCTTTATTGATGATAGGAGATTGTTTGGTTCAGCAGAATGGTCATATGTTAGTGAACAAGATGCCCTGAATATTATCAAGGAAATTAATCCTGATTATAACATAAACTTCCTTGAAGGTCATGTTCCTGGTGATGTTCTCTGCGCTACGGTGAAGTGATGGATTTAGAAAAGTATTGTATGGTTATCGATGATGTATTAGATAATCGTGTATGTGATTATTTGATTGATCTTTTTGATACAAATAAATCTCTACATGAAAGATATGATAATAACGATAAGCCTAATTTTACTCAATTCAATATAACAAAGCATAAAGATAATTTTTTACAGATACATGATCATATCATACAAGTTTCGCTTTCTTGTTTAGAAAAATATAAAAAGGCTGTATCAGAAACTTCTTTCTGGCCAAAAAAATATATGTTTGAGGAATTTAGAATAAAATATTATAATGAAGGCGGACATGATCAATTTGATACGCATATTGATTCTGGTAATATAGAAACATCTAAAAGGTTTTTTATATTTTTTTATTATCTTAATGATGTTGAAGATGGTGGTGAAACTGAATTTACAAACACAACCCTAAAAGTAAAGCCTAAAACAGGAAGAATTATAATGTTCCCTCCTTTTTGGATGTTTCCTCATAAAGGCAATCCTGTTACAAAGGGTCAAAAATATCTATTAAGTTCATATCTACATTATGGGAAAGAATAATGCAATATAACTTTGTTGATGAATCAAGTAAACCCAAGACCGTCACGGTAATAACACCAACTATCGGTCAAGAATATCTACTCAAAGCCATTGATAGTGTCAATAAGCAGACATATGCATATACTAAGCACCTTGTCGTTATTGATGGCCCACAGTTTGTTGATAAAGTCAATCTGCTGAATATATCAGAATATTATATCAACCTACAAACGACCGTATCTCCAGAAAATACTGGCAAAACTGGGGGTGATTTCTATGGCCATCGAGTTTATGCTGGTTATCCACATCTAATCAATTCAGATTATGTTGCGTTCCTTGATGAGGATAACTGGTATGAGCCAAATCATATTGAATCTCTGGTAAAGACCCTTGAATCAAAAAACTATGATTGGATATATTCTCTACGCAACATTCATCAAAAGACGGGTGAGTTTGTAGAAAAAGACTGCTGTGAAAGCCTTGGTCGTTGGCCCATTTTCTGGTCCCTCGATAAAGAACAAAAAGAATATCTTGTAGATACATCATCATATCTATTCAAGCGAGAGTTCCTTATCCAGGTTTGCCAGCATTGGCACTCTGGTTGGGGTGGTGATCGCAGGTTCTATCATATCATATCAAAACTGATGAAGCATGATAATTATGGCACAAGCGGCCAGCATACCATGTGCTATAGACTTGATGATAATATTGAAAAGAAGTATGGTAATATAAACTTCTTCAAAGACGGTAATGCCACCGTCCTTAA